CAGAACCATATCGGCCAGGTAAGTCGGCATGGTCCTGATCAGTTTGTCTTGCTCCGCGATCGAAATAGGTCTCGGCTTCCGCTTCGCGCCTTGGATCGGCGGCAGCATGGGTGCTGTCGCCAGCCATGGGCGGCCATGCTCGTCCCGCCAAAGCTTAGCCGCCAGGTTCAAAACGCGCCTGACGATGGCCAGATCTCGAGTCAGCGTCCCCGCCGTTATTCCGGCCGCTTGCCTGGACTTGATAAATCCATCCAGGGATCCGGAATGGATCATTTTAAGCTCCATGTTGCCGATAAACGGCATGACGGTCTTGAGCGACAAGATGTCCCTATCGATAGATCGTTTATGTCCATATTCTTCGACATATCTTGCCGCGGCCTCATCGAAAGTGCGCTCGATCTTGTCTCCGTAGACGACGATCGCGCGAATTTCTCGGATGCGTTTTTCTAGGTACCGCTCTGCAGCTGCGAGTTCCGTCTCGCCAGTGCTCTCTCGAAGCTTCCGGCCGGCGATGGTTTTGTCGATGTGCCAGATTGCCCCTTTCTTGCGGAGTCCTGGTGTTGCTTTTGCCATGATGTTACCTCCTGTTGTTTTTTCTGCTTCCCGTTCGCCTGCTTAAATTGCTCCACCCAGGCGTCTAAGTCAAGTCTGTCAAACCAGACGGCCCTGCCCTGCTTTATTTCGGTCAGATGCGGTCTCACGTTTTCGTTGAAATGTGCCTCGCTCATGGCCAGGTATTTATAAGCGTTGGAGTGTCGTATTAATCGTGGTTGCATTAGCTAATCTCTAGTGTTTTAGCGCCTTGATTAATCGAATTGATGCAATATTTTGCGTCATTTAGGATACCTAATAAGCGTTATATTTACTCGCCCTCGACCTTGATATTAATTTTAATATCGTGGCCTTTACCGTCGTCAGAGTTGAGAATTGCCATTTGTGGCCCCTCCGCTACTCCGCAATATCCGTAGGCCGCCTTCAAGCGATTGGTGGCATAATTAATAATGTCTTTCAATACTTCGTTTTCCATTGTGCTATCCTCATAATAAAATATAACCCGTCGCTCAACCGGAGCGCGGAAGCAAGGCGGTTATGTTTGTTAAAGCTCTGGGCTGCGCCCGGTTAGCTCTGCGTTATACGGCACTATCCATTTTGGCTGTTTTGTCATCCACTCGCCAAAATTGGGTGTGTCAAAATTGATGGTTCGGCAATTCATGCAGTAATAGCCATGCTCTCCTGCGGCCTGCTCGCATAATGAGTTATATGCTCGCGTGTAGTATCCTGTTCTCAATTCGCCACGCGTACTGCACGTATCGCATTTATCGCCAAATACAAAATCTATGGTTAATCTGTATAACCTGGCGCTCAACCGGAGCGCGGCATCAATCTTCGCGTGCATACTTAGTCCTTCTGGCAGCGCCATGTTAGATCCGCGCTCACCATTTCCCAGCAACTCCTTCGGTTCTGACTCTGACGGTTTGCGCGTTTCCTGTCGGCGTTACGCGGGGCAGGCGTTTCGGTGGCGATGTTAAAAACTGGCGAATGTCTCCGCTCAAGGTTCCTGGCAAAACGATAGGGTCGATTTTTTCGACACGGATCATATCCTTTCTTTTGCGACGCAGGGCTTTGTATTCCAGCATTTCCGAGCGGATAAATTCGTAATGACCGAGGCGGCGATAAAATCGCTTGTCGCTGAGCGTTTTCGGAAAATTCGGGTCTTTCTTGAATAATTCCTTTGTGCGCGTAAAACTCAGTTTGAGCATTTCCGCGGATTCGCGCAGGGTGATTTTGTCGCGGCCGCGGTTTTTATCGATCAGTCCGAGATCCTGCAGGTGGGCTTCGAACTGATTCAGGCTGAACAATGGAACCCACTTGCCACCGCTGCTGTTGCATCTTTTACCAACGGGCTGCGGGCAGTCAGTGCGCCGGTAGTAGAGGTGATGCATTTTTCGCAGCGGGAGCTGAAAGTGCTCGGCCAGCTCGATAAGTGATAGGTGTTTGTCTGTCATTGGTCTGCTACTCCGCAGCGTTTTTCAATCGCTTTCGCCAGGCCGCTGATCAGCGCCCATTCGTCGGAGTCGAAGTCTTCCAGCGTGAGGGGTTTGAAGTTAAGTCTTTTGTTGACGGTGTTGATCAGGTTCAGCAGTTCGTCGTCGGTAATGGGGGCCGGTGCTTGGGCGCTGTGCTCGATCGCCCTGCACAGGTCAGGCATTTCGCCTGGCAGGACCGTGTCTTCCGCCGCGTCTGTCCAGACGCCGTCTGGCCAGAGGATCAATACGCCATAGCTCCATTGATGTTGCGGTGATGAGGTTGTCCAGGCGCACAGCAGTTGTTGTTTGTCTGCGCCGGGTTTGATATCGACTGTTTTATTCCACATAGTTGCCATCGCTTCGTTAAGAGCTAAAAATATCGCGCTGGGCGTTTTGTTTGTTGAAATGTTCGACGACATAATCCTTCGCCAGAGTCAGTGCGCGCCGGTGGTCAGAGTCCTTATAGAAAAATGCCTTGTCTTTCATGCCGCTTATTTTCACGATGATCTTGTCGCCATCGATATGACGGAATACGCTCGCCAAAGGCTTCCTGTCGTCATGATATTCGGCCTGCGGCGTGTCACCGGTGTTGTATTCGAGACTGCCGCCGTCCGGATACAGGCTGAACCAGTTGTTGCCGATAGGTTGGATATCCATTGCAGCCTCACTGTGCTCGGCTGGTCATCGGCTTGGACGCCAAAAACTGCCGCGCCATGCTGTTTATCGACGAGGTTTCGCGCACCAGTTTGCCCGCTGCCTTCGCTATCCTGCGCGGGCGCGGGACGGCATAGTAAATGTCGAGCTGGTTCTGGTCGAAGAATTGCAGGCGATTGCAATGATCGCCCGGGATCTTGCGCACGGCCTGCGGGTGGTCCGGATCGGTCCTGGCGTTGTCGCGGAAATCTTCCAGCGGGATGCCGTAGTGTTTGGCGGCCTCGAGCATGCTGATCTCGCGCACGGCCGGGTCGCGCAGCGGGATGCCGTGTTTGTGCAGCCAGGCCATGACCGCGGCGCGATCGAAGGCGGTCTCGAAGCGGCCGTTTCCGTTTTTTCCGCCGCGCAGTTTGCCGAGTTCTGGCGGAAAGTCCTCGCGCGATTTGCTCCAGTTGCGTGCGGCCTGCGCGCTCACGTTGACCAGCTCGGCGAGCTGGTTGACGGTGATGGCGGCGGGCTGTTGGTGCATCGGTATCTCTTGCAGGTGGTTAAGCAGGATCACGGCGCGGACTCCAGTTGTTCGCTCATAGCGGCGCTCCTTTTTTGAGCCATTTGGCGTTGCGCGATGCGCGGCGCTCTCTGTCTACATGGTCGATGTCGCTGGCTCGCGGCTGGATAAATGAATTGAACGCGCGGTTGACGCGGCGCTTTTTTGGCGGCTCGAGCGGGCGGAATCTGATCAGGGTGGCCATGCAATCAACCTTCCAGGATCTGGTCGACGAAATAGTCGAAGATGCGCTCGACGTAGGTCGAGGTTTCGTGGGCGTTTTGGGCGCCGGTCACGTTCGGCAGCTCGGCGATGATGCGGTGGTATTCGCTGGCGTCGTCGGCCAGGGCCTGCGCTTTGGTCAGGTTGCCGAAGCCGGCGTTGTAGGATGCCAGCGCCAGGGCGTAGCGGTCGGCATCCGGGCGCGGTGATTTCCATTTTGCGTTGAGCTGGGACATGTAGAAGCACAGCGCCGGGATGGCGTATTGCGGGCTGAAAGGGCTGGCATCGGCCGGCATGCGCATTTGTTTTTTCATATCCAGCCAGGTGGCCGGCATGAACTGGGCCAGGCCCTGGGCCCCTGCGGGCGATACGGCGTTGGGGTTCAGCCGCGATTCCTGGATCAACTGCGCTTTGACCAGGCGCCAGTCGACACCGGGCAGGAAGTTTTCGGCGTTGTGCCTGATCACGTCGTCATAGGTATTGATTTGTGTGATTTTCGACATCGGTTGTCCTGTGGGTGAGTCAGGCCGCATCGGCTGCGGGTCTGGTTAATTCGGAAATATGGACGTGTTCATGGTTGTGTTCTGCGTCGATGAAGACGTAAACGCAGAAATCTTCGTCATCGTAGCAATGCGCGTTAAGATCGATGATGACGCCCTGTCCGAGTCCATGCGTGACTTTCGTGCCGATGCCGAATCCGGCCGCGTCTGCGCGCTCGCGCATGATCCGCTGTTTTTCCTCGTACGGCGTTTTATCGGGATTCAGGCGTCTTTTCAGTATCAGTTCGACTGAGACTGCAAGGGATGATGCTTCCTCAGGCGTCAGTTCAATATCGCCGTAGCGGGTGCTGATCTGGCAGCCGTCGCGCATCGACGGCACCTGCTTCGCCAATGCGTATTCGGTGGCTTGTTGGTCGGTCATGGCGGCTTACCGGTAGAACGAGAAGATCATCAGTACGGCGCACAATATCAGGGCGTCGCGGTGCAGGATGCGGTCTCTGGCGTGCCGGACGCCGCCTGCGACGGCCTGTGCGGCCGGTTCGCCGCGATTGACGAATAAATTAACTGCGTGCTCGATGGCGGCGTCGACGTCGGCCTGGGTGCTGCCGCGTACGGCGGCTGCCAGGAGCTCGGTGGAGCTTGCGATCAGGGCGATCGCCAGGATGCGCAGTTCGCCGGCGTCGCGGCGTTTGATTTGGCGTTTCACAGCAGCCTCCAGCCTTTGACGGCGGCGTAGGCGTTGAATGCGATCGCAGCAATCAGGGTGATGCGCGATGCGGTGAGTTTCAGTTTCGTCGCTCTGAGCTGTGCGCTCTCCGCGTTCATTGTGCGCAGGATGGCGGCGGTGCGGGCTTTTTCTTGCCGTTGTTTTTCTTGTTCTCTGGCGTTCACGTAGCGGAACGCTTGCTGATTGATAACGCTCATGTGTGCCTCGCTGTATTGGGTTAATGGGGCGATGATCCGGCCCCATCGATCGTTCAAGATCGTTGGGGGGTTGTTAATTTCCGATACCATCCACCTGTTAGGTGGCTCCAGCCTTTTTGCGGACCTGGAGGACTCCGTCCGGATCATCAAGAAATTCCGTAATGGTCATTCGGGACTTACTGCATCCGAAATAATATCGGTCTACCCTGGAGTACCAGCCTGATCCTTTGCAGGATTTATACGGAATTTCTTGATGGCCCTATTGTTGCCTATGCGCAGTTCGTAGCTCCGATTGGCGCAGCGTAATCGGAGGCTTTTGAATCAAAATGCGTACGATTACGCTGTGCTAATCGTACCTACGTCCCTATTCTGGACATAATTAAAGCATAGCCTTACTTATGTAGTCAAGGCATTGCCTTACTTTTTTTATGCAGTGATTTTTTGTTTGTAATAAGGTATGCAAAGGCAGATGTTCGGGAATTTTGGCAATAAAAAACCCGCCGAAGCGGGTTTTGATTGGTTATAGCGCCATGACCAACAGGCGTGCTTTGTAGATAATTCAGTTTAGCCTAGACCGTTCCGAACGGGGTGGCGCTTTCTGATTTGGGCATTCTCTGCTTATGCTGACAGCCTGCCAGATTAAGGAGGGTGTGTCATCAATGAGCTGGATCAAAGCCGTGGTTTATATGCAATTTGGGGCCTTCGAGGATGCCTGCTTCAGTTTCTGCTGTAATGCTAAAATATTTACAGGTTGGAGATATCTCCACACCATTGATGGTTACACCCGCCATCAGCATTGCATGTTTTGAATTGAGGTGATTCCCTTTGGTTATTAATTCGTCAATATCGCTCATGTCAGGCCGTAATTCAGCAAGGACTAGACCGTCGTCGCGAGTAATTTTTAATACCAGAGAGTTAAAGGGTTTATCGGTATTTTGAACGACCCAAACGTAAAGGCATAGCCGCTGAAGAATAACGGGGAGCGCAGATTCTATCGTTAATCCTGCAGTATATACCCCCATAAATGAAGGCTTATTGCCAACCTCTTGCCTGATATCATCGCACCAAATTGCATGAACATAACTGTCAGTCATGGGATGTTTCCGATTGAGAAATGTGGCGAGAATTTCCCCATGCTTCTAAAAATAGATCAAGATTTATATTCATCGCTTTGGCCATCTTAGCAGCAATGGTTATCGATGGTTCGTGCTTGCCAGATTCATAACGCGAAACATGGGGTTGTTCAATGCCGCAGCTTTCCGCAATCTGGCGTTGAGATAGTCCTGCGGCTAGGCGTAATGAAGCTAAAGTTGGGGCGGCATCTTTATAGAATGTGTCGGCCACCCACTTTCGCCCTTCGCTAAGTTGATTTGCCTCAGCCGTGTCGTGCTCTAAAGATTCGACAAGTTTATCGAATTCTGAAAAAGACGCTGTATCTGATTTAAGAGAGGGAGTAACCTCAAAAGAATAAATTTTACATTTCTCTGTATTGGCTTGAGAACCGGCTAAATTTTTATGAATTAGCTTATTTTCTCCATCTGATCTCCATACAGATATTGTATTAAGCGTTGGGAAATTCTTCTCTGACTCTTTTAATAATGCGAGCCCTGATAGGGCTATTTGTGTCGTCATAGTCTAAGTTTCCTCTGTGTATAATGGCCATTATGTTATAGCTTTTATCAGGCCAATAATAAAAATAAATCAAGCGATAGTTAAGCCCTTGCGCTTCCAAATCCCATGCTCTCAGGCGCCAAATGGGAAGGCGTTCAACTTTATGGGTGCTTAACCACTTTTTGACATAAATAGGTTCATCCTTATCCTTGCCAAAGTCATGGTCAAGTAGGTGTCTCGTTAGACTGCTGTCGGCCTTGAGCTGCTGTATGAAGGCCACGAGACGACTAAACCCTTTAAGGTCTGTGGCTCGTATCTCCAGAAGATCGTTTGTTGCGTCGTTGTGTACCTGGATCAAAGCATATACCAAATTTGATATTTTATCAAGTTATAGGCGGAGCTGGGTGGTGCGCTCAACATACCATAGGTAAGTTCGTAGGTACGATTAGCGCCGCGTAATCGTACCTACGGCCCTTGAGCCAAGCAGTCTACTGTAAGGAGTGAGGATGCGAGATGATGAATTTATTGGGCTCGCCTTCCTTGATCGTCACCGATTCTTTTAACTCACCGCCTTGTTGGTTAATGCCGTTATAAAAACCGAAACCGTTATGTCCTACATAGCCAACACCCCAACTGACATCAGTAGTAATAACCCAATTTCCTGAAGGGATTTTATGAAACTCGAAATTCCCCTGCGCGTCGCACTGAGTGGTTTTTATCATGTCTCGCGCTTCCTGGTTAAGATCATAATCCGGCAGCATCCCGCGTTCCTGGTCATCAAGCACCCGATTGAAATAGGGCGTGTCGGGGCGCATCTCTACGACGTTACCCGCGCATGTTACAACCCCTCCGCCGACTTGCGTTAAAAACGCTTGTCCCGTCACTGTATTTGAGCCAGACCCATATCCATCCTTAACAAAAGCAGGGCTCTTATAAATCGGCATTCCAGATTCGCATTGAAAGTATCGTCCAGTGTAGGCATAGCCGTAAGAGCGTCTGACAACTGTATTCGAACCATAGATCGTCGCTCTTTTTTTGAACCAAACATCGCAATCGTCCTGAGTGTCCTTGCATTGCTCCTTAGCACCTTTTGGCAGACATGGTCTATTTTCAGCCGAATCTGCAATCGTGACGGCCTGCCATCCGGGATATCTTGAGTTCGCGCAGCCGGCGAGCAAGACGACGGCGATTAACCATAAACTTTTTATTTTTGACCTAGACAATCTTAAGCAAACATTTAGCTTAAGTTGGCTATTGATAAATGCACTGCGTGAGTAGATCATTATTCAACTCGTAGAATAGATTAAGAAACTCGTTTTATTTCAATATACTTAGCCGTTGCTTCAGCAACGTCCGCCCAGGCTTCTCTGGTTTCCTTATCGGCATGAGTATAGTTTGCGACGATCTTTTCGATTGATGAATTTAATAATATATCCACTGGCACATCGGGAAGCAATACATGCCACGTTTGCAAATTGTAGGCTTTGGCCACCAGTGCAACATTTGCCAGCTTGGGTGACGTATCATCGCCTAGATTCAGCATGTTCGAAATCGATTTCTGACTGACGCTGCTCCTTTTTGCAAGCGAAGTCTGCGTATCCTTGTGGTGCTCCATAAGGATACGCAGATTCCTGGCAAAGTTTTTGGATTCTTCGTTCAAGTTATTCCGGCAATCCTGAGAATATCACCACGCCACATACAATCATATCCTCGGTGATCTCCTGCATCTTATATTGTTGGTTGAGCGGTTTCAGGTAGCGCAGCCCACCATCTTCCCTGTATTCCTTAAATGTCGCTTCGTTGATTCCCGGCAACTTGGCGATGACGCGACAGCCATTGGTGATGGGGCGATCGGGGTCGACAAAGATGAGGGTGCCTTCTGGGTAGCTTTTCTGTCCTGGTATGGAGTTGGTCATGGAGTCGCCGTTTACCCGTAGGCAATAGGTATGAGGGCCGTGTAACACGGGGCATGGTAGCCATACTTCAGCATCTCCGACGTGATATAGGTCAATGGCTTCGCACCATCTTCCTGCCTGTACCCAGCTGATTAGTGGAACTGTACCTCGAATATCAGGTCCCGGCTCAGTATTTTCCTGTTCCTGTGGTTGGTATTTGGCTTCCGCTTTACTTTCACATGCCTCATCAGTCTGTTTATGCGTGCTTCTGGAGGGATCCATTTTTTGCCCCATCCCAGTAATCAGCCAATTTATGCTGTAGTGCGTTATTTCTGAGACGATAAGTAGGTTTTCTGTGCTTATCCTGCCTGTGTTGAACCATCCTGTTATCGATTGTGGTTCGATATTGCATCGCGCGGCAACGTCTCGCTGCCCCCCACGCCCTAACGATTGTATTGCTTCCTTTACTCTTCTTCCGATCGCAAGCTGTTCTGAAGTTGGCGGTTTCTTTTTAGGCATTGCTTTAGGGTAAAACATTTTGAATGCTTTTTTAATAAGGCTATGCCTTGACTCACAATGAAGGCTATGCTTTAATTTTCGCATGATAGAAACCTATGTAAGTAAATACCCTACAAAAGCGGCCTTTTGCCGTGATGTCGGTCTTTGTCAGCAATATCTGAACCAGATAGAAAAGGGCAAAAGACCGATCCCACCAAAAGTCTGTAATGCATTGGAAAAAAAATTCGGGGCCGACAAGAAAAAGCTTAGGCCCGATATTTTTGGCGACTCCGAACAGGAATAAGTTGCATGATCAATCACAGCCGCCGCCTCCCGTCACAGAATGCACTCAACCTCAATGGGCGGATGGCTGTGTCAATTTCAGATGTGCCTCTGAAAGCCAGTGCCGCGCCCGACCAGGGGCGCGGCTTTTTTTGGCGCCACAAAGGCAGTATCTCCCATAAACACAGAAATGTATTCCGTGCCAGCACGGAATTATATTAAGTTTGGTTTAAGGTGACAACATGAAGACTCAGTTGAACAAGACGCTGCCGCAGATTATCGAGCAACACTTGCTGCAGCTTCAGCACGAAACCGGGATGTCCGGCGCGGCGTTTACGGCGAGCGTGCGCGAGCATTACGAAAGCGCTTATCCGGAGCATGCGCGGCATATCGAGTGGTCGAGTGTGCGCGATGTGGCAACACGGATGACGCGCGATTATGACCGGCTGAAAAGCTGGACGGGGCTGGATGCCAAGGTGCGTTTCCCGCTGGAGGTGCTGGAGTCTGTTGTCGCCGCCTTCCCAGCCGAGCGGAGGTTTAAGTTGCAACTGGAGCTGGCCGCGCGCCAGGGCATGATGGCGATCCCGATGCCGGCCGGTAACCTTTCGGACGATGGCGTATGCCTGGGACAAATTGCCAAGGAAACGGGCGAAGCGATTATCGCGATTTCTAAGATGTTTGAAGGCGGCACGATATCCGGCGACAAGTCGAGCGGCCGCGAGGCGGTGCGTGAGATCGACGAGGCTATCGCGGTGCTGGCCGGCATGAAGGCGATTATCGCGAATAAGTCGCTCGGGCAGTTGTTTGCGGCATTTGCGATGGATGAGGCGATCGGTAAGTGATCACCGCGTCTATGGCGGTGCTTTGTTTCGATGGTTACACAATCTGATAAATGAGGACGATGATGAAGAAGTTGTTTGTTCTGTTGGCTTTGGTGCCGGTTCATGCCCTGGCGGGCGAGCCGAAGTTTAATGCGTTGGATCTTGATGATCCGCTTTATGCCGAGTATCAGCGCAATCTGTGCGCTGGCACTGCGGAACTGCGCGACCGTTTCGCGGCTGATGTGTATTGGCTGGAGGCGCGCAATACCCGGCTGACCGCGGCGACGGTCGAGGATTATGTGATCAGCGCGGTGCTTTATGAAAATCAGCGCGATCGGTTTGATGCAAACTGCCGGTGAGTTATGAATCAGTCTATTGATGCGGTGGTGTTGGCCAGAACGGTTTCGCGGTTGCTTGGCGAGGCGATGTTGCTGGAGACCAGCATTACCACGGCGCAGAAGCATTGCGATGAAAGTATTGCGCGGATGGAGCGTAGCCTGGTGCCGTTGCGCCGGGAGATTGCGCGGCTTGAGGATGCGCTGTATTGGCAGCGTTTGAACGATCTGATTCATACGCCGAGCTGGCGGTATCGGGTGGCGGGATGATCGTCGGGTTTGCGGGGAAGAAGCAGGTCGGCAAGTCTACGGCGGCCGGGTTTTTGGTGGCGGCCGGGTTTCGGCGGATTTCGTTTGCTGATCCGATGAAGAGGATGGCATCGGGTTTGCTGCGTGCCGTGGGTTTTTCGGATGGCGATATCAGTTATTACGAGAACAACAAGGAGCTGGCGATGCCGGTGATCGGCGTCAGCATGCGGCATCTGCTGCAATCGCTGGGCACGGACTGGGGGCGCAATCTGATTCATCCGGATCTTTGGGTGATGGCGGCTTCGTCTTGGGTCGGCGTGTCGATGGCGAACGCTGTCGATGTGGTAATCGAGGATGTCCGCTTCGAGAATGAGGCGGCTTTTATTCGCAAGCATGGAGGCCTGATCCTGCACATCGAGCGCGAGACGGGCTATCAGGATGGGCATGCGTCGGAAGCCGGCATCAAGTTTAAGCCTGGCGACGCGGTTATTTACAACACCGACAAAATCGAGGCGCTTCGGGTGGCGGTTTTGGGGTTGGCTGGAGTTTCCGCGTGATGGTTGCCGCCAGTCCCTGGGTTAATCCAAGCATTGAGCAAGAGCAGGCTTGGCATGAGCAGCGACTGGCGGCTTTGGAGTCCCTGCGCTCGGCGACTGCCGAGGTTTTACGTATCCGCGATGTGAATGCGCGTCGGGTGTTTATGTCAGCCTACCGTGAGCGGTTTGGCCGGTATAGCGCCGAGGCATTGGAGATTCGGGTGCGCAAGGCATGGGAAAATCGATAGAGGCATAGCAAGGTACATAAAAATGTATAACAAAAAGAGAAGACCTACGAATCCTACAGGTTGCGGCAATTACTCCTGCCCGATTCGCGTAGGCTGCGCGCGTGCTGACGTTAGCAGGTTTGCGCGAATTTCGATGTTTGTGCCGAGCCGGGTCCGCGGCAACGCGATTACCTGCGCGATGCGGATCGCCAAGGGGGCGGCATGAATGCGCCGGCGTTGATGACGCCGCCGAATTCGCCGCTGGCGGAACAGGGCGTGATCGGCGGGCTGCTGATGGATAACAAGGCCTGGCCGAAGGTGGCCGGTCTAATCCGGTTCAGCGATTTTTACCAGAAGAAGCATCAGACGATTTTTCACGCGATCGGCAAGCTGTTGGCCGACGGCGAGCCGGCCGATGTGATCACGGTGCACGAGCTGCTGGAACGCAAGGGCAAGGCCGCGGATGTGGGCGGCTTGCAGTATTTGGGCCTGTTGGCCCGCGATACGCCGAGCGCGGCGAATATCGGCAGCTACGCGCAGATCGTGCGCGATAAGTCGACGCTGCGGCAGATGCTGGAGCTATCCGGCCTGTTCCGCGAGCTGGCGACCGATCCCGGTGCGGAGGCGAAAACGGCGCTGGAGAAGGCCGAGAAGGCGGTGTTCGAACTGGCCCAGCGGGATCTGCGCGGCAAGAAAGGGTTTTCGCGGCTCCGCGATATTTTGCGGGAGGTGCTGGATGTGGCCGAGAAGAATTTCGAGCGCCCCGCCAGCGGTGTGCTGGGAATTTCGAGCGGCTACCGCGATCTGGACAAGTTGACTTCGGGGTTTAATCCGGGCGATCTGATCATTGTCGCGGGCCGGCCGGCGATGGGCAAGTCGACGCTGGCGGTAAACATCGGCGAGGCCTCGGCGATGGCCGGCATGCCGGTCGCGATATTCAGTCTGGAAATGCCGGATGTGCAGCTGGGCCAGCGGATCCTCGCCAGCAATTCGAACGTGCCGATGCGCAAGATCCGAGAGAGTTGGACGCTGGATGACAGCGATTGGCCGTTACTGTCTGCCGGTATATTGAAAACGAACGAGTGGCCGTTCTTTGTGGACGAGACCCCTGCCCTGTCGCTGTCGGAGATCCGCGCGCGGGTGATGAAGCTGAACATGGAGATCGGCGACGATCATCCGGATGGCGTGGGGATGGTAATCATCGACTATCTGCAGCTGATGAGTTCGGATACGGACGGCAATCGGAACAGCGAGATCGAGGAGATCACGCGCGGATTGAAGCGGATGGCGAAGGAGTTCGGCATTCCGGTGATTGCGCTGTCGCAGCTGAACCGGGGGCTGGAAAACCGGCCTAACAAGCGGCCGCAGATGTCGGATCTGCGCGATTCCGGCGCGATCGAGCAGGATGCGGATATCGTGCTGTTTGTGTATCGAGACGAGGTTTACAACAAGGACAGCGCCGACCAGGGCATCGCCGAGGTGATTGTCGGCAAACAGCGGAATGGGCCGCTAGGAACCGTTAGGCTGCAGTTCGATGGGGCGTGTACGCGGTTCCGTAGTTTGGAGGGGTCGCGTGAATATTCTTATGCAGGTTATTAGGATTTAGCAAAATGTTGACAGTTGCCTGGACTATGGATGATACTTTACCCGCTGCCCTCATTGGCGGCAACGGGTTTGGTAGCCTGTTCAGCACTGACGCAAGAGCTATGCGTCGCAAGTCGTGTGGCTTTTTTTACGCCCAAAGTCCAGTTATGGCGGGCGTAGTGGGGAGCCTAACGGCTCGCCGGCTCCAGTGCCCGGTCTACCAACCCGCTACGTCCGCCGCCCGGCGTTTGGTAGCTCCGGTCGGCGGTAATAAAACCATAGTACTGGAGTCAGTCATGAACAATCACGCCCAAGGTGCGCCTGCGCCTACCAGTCCATCAGTTTTTACCCTCCGCGAGTCGAACACGATTCGCAAAGCCCTTTCCATTATTGAGGCCAAGCGTCTACGCGATGCGCCTGTGCTCTACTACTTCGAGGATTTCGAGCGTTATCTTGTCCTGCGCTTTGCCGGGTTAGTTCACGAAGAATTCCACGTCCTCTACCTAGACAGCGGTAGGCGACTTCTGGCCGCTGAGGTAGCAGCTACCGGCGACCAAAAAAGCGTCAGCCCTAACTATCGGCATATCGCTTTTCGTGCCATTGGTCTGGGCGCTGACTACGTGGTCGTAGCTCATAATCATCCCAGCGATTCCCAGACTCCATCTGATGCTGATGTGGATGCCCTGCAGTGGTCAGAAAGAGCTTTAGGCTGGCTAAACATTGGCCTGCTCGACAGCTTTGTCGTAACTTCGCAGGGAATTACCAGCATCAAAAAGTATCGCCAACTTAAGGAAGAAATGGTGCGCCGTGAGCGCGAAGGGGAATGGGAGCGACGTAGCGAAGAGCGGCGTGCTAAGCTCGCTGCTACCAGAGCCGCAAAGTTAGCGGCGCAGCTTTAAACAGTCATGTAATGGCACGGGCGGAAGAATACTTTTCGCCCGGCTATTAATAACAATGAGATATAAAACCATGAATAAATTTTTGTTTGTTTTAACAACAGAAAATAAAACTTTAGAGCAGCTAAGTTTCATAGACAGAATGGTATTTAGGTATTTGGCTGAACATACTGATTATGAGAATGGGATTATAGGTGGGCTAGGTTTTTTGAGTTATCAAAACATCGCATTTGATTTAACAGAGAGGCCTCCACAACCAAGGAGGGCAAAGAACACTTTGCTAACTGTACAATCGGATGAAGTGAAAGAATCAATATTAGAGCTAGAAAGGGTTGGTCTTATTTTAATTTTGTCTGATTCGAAAGGTTTAAAACTATCAAGGCTTCATTACCTAAGGTCTTGTAGTGATGAAAGAACTCAAGAGGATTTAAATGATTTGTTAGAGATAAGAAGATTAATCTCGCTACTCCATCAGTGAATATTTGCGCCATGAAGCTTACTGAAGAAACCGATATTTTGAGGGACATGAGGCCATTGGATAGGGATGTGTTCCATTATCTGATGGACAGGATGGACTTCAAGACTGGGGTAATCGGAAAGATAGTCCGCATTTCCTACGGTGGGATCGCTTATGACCTTTCGGAGGATCGGGTTGCAAGGCGTAAGTCAGAGTCGTTGATGACGTACGACAAGGATAATATCAGGCGGTCGGTAAACCGGCTTATTCAAGCCGGTTTGTTGCGGACAGAATCCAGTAAGGGCTGGCGAGAAAGCTTGATTCTGGTGCGTGTTTTTTATGAGCGTTTATTGGGTTTGGGTCATTGCGCCAAAAATCCAGATGCCACTACAGATGTCATAGATATGCCACTACAGATAATTGCTCAAGTTAAGTTTTTGTATAATATTTTCAATAATATAGACACAGAAAAGAAGTCTAAAGAGCAGGTAGTTAAAAATCCAGACGCCACCGCAGATGACATAACATTAAATACTATCAATCAACCATACACGGCCGAAAAATTTTCGATGCGCTTGGACTGGCGGCCCACGGCCGATGAGTACGACTCGATTATTCGTCTATCTGGATTTTCTCCTGATCAGGTCAATCCGGTTTGGATTGCCGAGTTTTTATCTTACTGGGCTGATCCTGAACGGCGCGGTCGCCTAGAATCGCAATACTACTGGACGCGCAAGTTAGCGATGCAGGTTTTGAAATATCTGCGACATCCGGGATTGTTCGAGCAAGAGCAAGGGATTCGTCAACAAGCTGAAAGATCAAACAACAATCCCAAATCGATGGGCCGTCCGGAATGGGCGCGCATCCCGATCGATGATGAGCAGTTGCAGCCGTGGGCTGCGCGGCACGGCTATGGCGCGGCTGATATCGGTTGGAATTATCAGCAGTATCGAAACATGTTGCGTGCGAAAGTCGAGGCACGTTTGAAACAGTGGAGGCAATTGTCATGAGCAAATCATCGGCGAGTTCGATTGTTGAATTGTCTCGCAGCAAGTCGCGCTATCACGATCAGGATGCGCTGCTGAAGGCGTTCATCGGGTGCGACGGGTGGACGGCCAAAGAAGTCGCCGTCGAAGTGTTGGACTGGCGTTATGAGCAGTATGCGAACTGTCCCAAACGGGCGTTCGATCTGCAGGCGTTAGGCTACCTGGAGCAGCAGCCGGGCAAGGTATGCAGGCACACTGGCAAGGTTGCGCATACGTATCGAATCACTGACAAGGGGCTCGATCATTTGCGTGAGGATGGGGTGCAGGTAAATGCTCCAGCTGCAGTTGTTGAGCCGGAGGCACGCCCTGCTGAGCGGGTCAATCGGGTATCGGCACTTCGAAGCCTCTTGGGTCCTTCCTAGATGGCCGCTGTACGGGTAAATCGAACCGCGGTTTGTCGCTAATTATGAGAACACGCTAAGGGGGTTAAGTGTCTGATGTCATTGACATAAGCAACGTTTTTGATATGAACAAGGCTTATGCGCAGAAGGCTTTTGCCGGGCTTGTTGGTGTTTCAGAACCGGCAGTTTCTGATATGGTCAGCCGTGGCATCATCGTGCCAGGACAGTCGATGGGAGAATGGCTGCGCCGATACTGTCATCACCTCCGCGAGCAGGCCGCCGGCCGCGCCGCCAAGGGCGATCTCGACCTGGCCACCGAACGCGCCGCCCTCGCCCGCGAGCAAAGGATCCGGATCGAATTGGAGAACGCCGTCACCCGCCGCGAACAAGGCCCGATCGACGCCATGGAAACCGGCCTTGCCGACCTGATGGCGCGGGTCGGCAAACAGCTCGACACCATTCCCGCCAAGCTGCGGATCGCCTCCGATAAACTGACCGCCGACGACCTTGACACCGTCTCTGCGGTGATTGCCTCGGTCCGCAACGACATCGCCGGCTGGAACGTGGACTGGTTCGGAACCGGAGAGACAGAGGAGTCGAATGACATCAGCCTGGATTGAGCGCGCCAATGGCGCCGTCAGAAACGGATTGTCGGCCTTGCAAGTCCTGCCGCCGATGCGCCTGTCGAGATGGGCGGCCGAATACTTCTACCTGTCCAAAGAAAGCTCCTACACCGAAGGCCGCTGGCAGGCCTACCCTTACCAGCGCTTCATTCTCGATGCCTTCGGCAATGACGACATTGAAATCGTCGATGTCCGGAAATCCGCCCGCACCGGCTACACCAAAATGCTGATGGCCGCGACCGCCTTCTTCACCGTCTACCGCCGCCGCAACCAGGCCATCTGGCAGCCGACCGACTCCGACGCGCAAGAATTCGTCGAGACCGAATACAACCCTATGCTGCGCGACGTGCAGCCGATCAAAAACGTCTTCCCTCACCTCGAAAAGAAACACGCCCACAACAAAAACGACTTCAAGAAATTCGCCGGCTGCGTGACCTACATCAAGGGCGGCTCGTCCGCCCGCAATTACCGCCGCATTTCGGTCGACGTGGCGATCCTCGACGAAGTCGACGGCTTCGACAAAGACATCGACCAGGAAGGGAGCCCCCGCAAACTGTCCAAAAAGCGCACCGAAGGCGCAACCTTCCCCAAACAGATCGTAGGCTCCACGCCCAAGCTCAAATACTTGAGCGAAATCGACGCGGCCGTCGACGAAGCCGACGCGGTCTACACCTACCGCGTCCCCTGCCCCCACTGCGGCGCCCGCCAGACGCTGGAATTCGGCGGCAAGGAAAAAACCCACGGCCTCAAATGGATCGACAAAGACCACGACAGCGCCGCCTACGCCTGCATCGCTTGCGCGGTGCTGTTCACCCAGGCCGAATACCTGGGCGTCTGGGACCAGGGCCGCTGGGAAGACGGCCGCGGTAACTGGTACGACGAAGCCGCCGGCAAATTTCTTAGCCCAGAAGGCGATGCGATCCGCCCGCCCAAACATCTGGCCATCGACAGACTCTGGACCATCTACAGCCCGCAAACCACCTGGCCCAAGATCGTCAAAGAGTTTCTCGACGCTGCCGCCAAAGCCAAACACGGCGACAAATCCGACTTGAAGGTATTCATCAACACCACCTTGGGCGAGTCCTACGAGGAAGAGGCAGAGAAAACCGACGCCTCCCAGCTCAAACAGCGCGCCGAAGATTTCCCGCTGCAGGTCGTTCCACGCGGCGGTTTAATCCTCAAAGCCGGCATCGACGTGCAGAAAGACCGCTTCGAGCTGTTCGTCTGGGCCTTCGGCCGCGGCGAAGAGATGTGGACCGTCGATTACCAGGTGATCGAGGCCAACCCGGCCCTCGAAAGCGAATGGCACAAGCTGGATCCTTTCCTGCTCCGCACCTATCCGCACGTGTCCGGCGCCCGGCTCTCGATCGAGCACGCCGCGCTCGACACCGGCGGCCACTGGACCCACGAAGCCTACAACTACGTGCGCGACCGCCGCCAGGCCGACGGCTGGATCCGGCAGCACCCCGGCCAAACCCCGCCCAGACTCTACGCCACCAAAGGCTCCAGCACGCCCGGCCAGAAGATCCACGGCAAATCCAGCCTGGTCGACGTCAACCAGCGCGGCAAGGTCATCAAAAACGGCCTGCGCCTCTATTTGATCGGCACCGACACCGCCAAAGACCTGGTCTTCAACCGCCTGCAGATCACCTCCCCCGGGCCCGGCTATATGCACCTGTCCAAGCACCTGCCCGATGCGTTTTTCGAGCACATCACCAACGAAGTGCGCGTCACCAAGCATACGCCGAAAGGTCAGGTCAGCCTCTGGACCTTGCGCCGCGCCGGCGCCCGCAACGAGTGCCTCGACTGCACCGTGATGACTCTGTTCTGCGCCGACAAAGTCGGCCTGCAGAAAAAGACCCAGAAGGAATGGGACCTCCTGGAAGCGATAGTCCAACCGAACCAGAACGACCTCTTTGCCCTGCCGCTCGATCAACAAATCGAAATCGATCATGGCCACGGCGTCTTTCCGATCCCGACAAAACAACTGAGACAACCCAACCTCTTCATTCCGGAATGAGCGACTACCTCGACCAATTGCGCCACGATGTCATGACCACAGCCGTTGCGTTCGGCATGCAGGAGCCCCTGGCGCGCGATTTCGCCAAAGCCATGGTCGACAGAATACAGAACCAGTATGCCGGCCCGGTTTACGTCCCTAAGCCCGATAAGAACCGGCGCAATGAACGCATCCGGCGGATGTTCAACGGCGTCAATCATGAGTTCGTCTGCCGGGAGTTCGGGATCAGCAAGGCGACGTTGTATCGGGTGGTGGGGCAAGCTAAAAGCGGTAAAACGGATTGAACTCATGATTCGTAAGCGGATTCAGCGACTGGCAATACGCCATTTCAGATAAAAACGGCGTTTTGCTTGCGGGAAACCACCCTACAGCCCCATGCTAGTTTGCGAAATTTCGCAAACTAATATATAGTTGATACATGGAAAATGAATTTAAGTCCCCAGGCCAGTTAATAACCCACCTAGTAGAACAACGCGGTTGGTCAAAACGGGTTTTGGCCACAGTGCTTGATATGAGTGAAACAGTAGTCAACAAAATGACTACTGATGTTCGCCCTATATCTGCGACAGATGCAATTTTGCTTGAAGATGTTTTCGGTATTCCAGCTTCAACTTTTTTAGATTTGCAAAGTCGCTACGATTTAGCCAAAGCAAGAATTAAATCTGCGCCGGATCCTAAAAGATCTGAGCGCGTGCATTTATTCAACGCCTTGCCTATTGCATCTATGATTAAAAGAGGATGGATTGATGTTCAAGATATAAAGGACTACAACGCAATTGAGGCTGAGCTTTCAAAATTTTTTCAAGTTGAATCCCCTTCTGAAATTCCGGTACTACCACACGCCGCAAAAAAAACCAATGTAGCTAGTGACACGACAGCCGAACAGTTAGCTTGGTTATATCGTGCTAACCAAATTGCTTTGGAAATGATTGTTCCACCTGCATCCAAAAGCAGCATAGAAAATGCTATAGAATCATTAATTCCTTTGCGAATATCGGAGGCTTCTATACGAAAGGTGCCAGAAATACTAGCAAAAGCTGGTATACGTTTCGTAATTGTCGAAAGCCTTCCTTCGGCAAAAATTGATGGCGTATGTTTTTGGCTAGCAGATAATGCGCCGGTCATAGCGCTTACTCTAAGATTCAATAGGATTGATAATTTTTGGTTTGTACTCAGACATGAGCTTGAACATGCACTACGCGGGCATGGTAAAAGTTTTGTAAAAATTGATGTTGAATTAGAAAAAGGCAATTCTTTGCCTCAAAATATTGCAGAAGAAGAAAGGTTAGCAAACGAAGCCGCTGCAAACTTTTGCGTTCCTAATAATAAAATTGAGTCTTTTATTGCTCGTAAATCCCCATTTTTTTCAGAACAAGACCTTCTAGGTTTTGCAAAGATTCACCAAATTCATCCAGGACTAGTAGTAGGACAGTTACAAAGACGCACGGGTCGATATGATCTGTTCCGGAAACATTTAGTAAGTGTAAGTTCGTATATCATCCCAGCTTCGGTTGTAGATGGCTGGGGGACAGTAGCCCCAATAGGAATATGATGTGAAAAAGAAATCTGGATCAACCCAAAAACAGCAAATGCAACGCATAATCCAATGGTATCGAGAAGAAACCGGAAATGATGCCATTGATATGCGCGAAGTTGCAAAATTCGCTGTGAAGAAAGGTTGGCAATTGCCTAAGCCTAAAGACCCACTTGTACATCTCGCCGAGAAATTCGCTGATGCTGCCCGTGAAGAAACGAGAATAGATGGGAAAACAGGTAGGCCATATCGTGCGAATTTGGCTGTTGTGGATCACACAGCTTCCGGGCAATACACTTTATGGGGAGATATTGATACCGCACCTCGTAAATTTGCCCAAAAGGCATTTGTACAAAGAAGGGAGCATATGGTTGGAGAAGCCGTTCAACTTACGCTAGATGTTAATCACTGGAATAGCGTTAATCCATTTGAAGATCCAATATTTATGCCGATGGATTTCTCAGACGATGTAGATGAGCGTCTGAATGCTCCTGACGATGGAGAGATGGCGGCATAATCTTGTTTTTCCAGCTCCTAGGATGTGCTGAGCTTGCGAAGCGCATCAATCGTGATCGATGCGGTTCCTATCGTCACCGTATCCTACGGACCTAAATAGCATCTTGATAATTATGATTACATTCAAAGAGTTTTTGAAAAAATATGGCATTACTTATGATATAGAAACCATTGATGAAATTATTATTAGCCATGATGGAACTAATGCAGAGTTGTTTGAAGGAAGAAAATGGATTTCAGGACGTTTTGAAAGAAATATTGGTATTGATCAACCAAACCATGGAGTAGGACAGACTCATGCCCATGTTTTTGGTCGCAAAGATAATGAGCTAGGCGTTGTAAACTTTGATGGTACTAGCAGCCATGGGACTAAAATGAAGTTACATCAGAAAGATGCTGATGCATTGAGAGCGAGAGGTTTTACTATCAAATCAGACGGAATTGTAGAATGGGTAGTAATCAGAGACTATCCTAATTTTCTTTTACATTCCTAGCAAGCAGAGATGAATGCAATGAAACACAGCATTAATATGTAAGGCGGATTCGCCGAAAGGCAATCCACCATACTTTTGGAAATCAGCGGTTTGCTTGCGCGAAACCGCCCTACGCGACTCATTCGCTCCCTGCTCTTTCTCCAAGGGTACGCACCGCGTACCGCTTCCAGTCGAGTTCCCATACGGCGCAATACGGCTTTACCTATTGCGCCATACAGTCCTGGCGTAAATTCAAGACACCACTAACTTACAGCCTAAAGCCTCAACTATCTTGGCGATGGTGCTGAAATTGGGGTTGCCGTCGTCTGCCAGCGACTTGTACAGGCTGGCCCGCGTGACACCTGCTTGCCGGGCCACTTCGGTCATGCCTTTGGCGCGGGCGGCAATATTCAATGCGTGGATAAAATCGGAGGTATCGCCGGTAATGGCGGTTTCGCGCAAAAATTCCCGGATGTCCTCATCGGTTTCCAGGTGTTCGGCGATGTCGAAAGGGGTAATGGTTTCGTTCATGCTTGATCCTCCAGAGTATTCAAAATGGCTTTGGCCTTCTCGATGTCTCGCTCCTGGCTGGATTTATCGCCTCCGACCAGCAGTAGGACAACCCGTTGATTGCGGATCGTGTAATACACCCGCAGGCCGCCGCCAAAAAAACAGCGCAACTCAAACAAATCGGCGGCCAAGTTTTTGGTATCGCCAAAGTGGCCGTTTTCAACCCGAGCCAGGCGTGACAACAACTGGTTTTTAACCGTTCTGTCTTTCAGCTTGGCCAGCCATTGGTTAAAAGTTTGGGTGCTTTGTAGCTCGTATTTCATCCTTAGACTGTATCCTTTAAGATACATCCCGTCAACGTAAAAATTTTCTCATTTTTTACTTAGAAATGAGAATCCAAATCGGTAGCCTATCCCCATGAGTTTCGCTACCGACATGCTCGCCCAGGCGCAAGCGGCTTATGCCAACGCGCTGAAGGGCAAAATGACCCAAATGGACGGCCGCCGTCTCGAACAGCACGATATCAAAGTGCTGCGGGACGAGGTTGCCTACTGGCAGGCGCAGGTCAACGCCGAAACGGCGCGCGCGTCCGGCAACGCCTCGCGCAAACCCATCCAAGTGGTGATCGGATGACCGCGCACGTCGCCGCTAGCAAAGACGATGCGCGGCTTGCCGCCTGGGTGCCGTCGCCGGGCTCGGCCGATGCCGACCTGTTGCCAGAGCTTTCCACTATTTCCAGCCGCGCGCGCGATCTGGCGCGCAACAACCCCATCGGCGCCGGCGTCCGGCAAACCCTCAACGACAATATCATCGGCTCGCAGCTCAGGCTGTCGTCGCAGCCGAAATACCGCATGCTCGGCTGGGATAAGGATGCTGCATCCGAATGGGCCAACGCCACCGAAGACCAGTTTTCGACCTGGGCAGAGACGACCGAATGCGACGCCGCCCGCACCCAAACCCTGCTCGGGCTGACCCTTCAGGCCCTGTCCGGCGCGCTGGTCAATGGCGACGCGCTGGCGATCATCATGTGGCTGCCGCGTAAGGACGGGCAATGGTCTACCCGACTGCAAACCGTCGAGGCCGACCGCCTGGCGACGCCGCCGTGGTTGACGAACGACAAGACCGTGCGCGGCGGAGTCAAGATCGACGCCTTCGGCGCGCCGATCGGCTACTGGATCATGAAACAGCATCCCGGCGAATGGTTCGGCTATTTCTCACCGGCAGATCAAAACAACTGGACCTTTGTCCCCGCCTTCACCTCTTGGGGCCGCCGCCGCATCATTCATCTGTTCGATAAAGAACGCTCCGGGCAAAGCCGCGGCAAATCGATCTTTTCCGCCGTGATGCGCGAATTCAAGATGGCCGGCGAGTATTTGGGCTCCGAGCTGCATGCGGCCGTCGCCAATGCGCTGGTCGCCGCCTTTCTGGAATCCGATCTCGATCCGCAATCGGTCTCCGAGTTGTTCGGTACCGACCAGGTCGAAGCCGGCAGCTACTGGAAAAGCGTCTCCGAAAAATGGAATCGCAAGAAGCTGGAAAGCGGCATGATCCTGAATCTGCCGCTCGGCACCAAGCTGTCCAGCCACAACACCGCCCGCCCGAACGTCGCCTTCGAAGGCTTCATGGAATCGGTCATGCGCCACATGGCCGCAGGACTGAATCTGCCCTACGAACTGGTCCTGAAGGATTTCTCCAAAACCAACTATTCCTCCGCCCGCGCCGCGCTGCTCGAGGCCTGGCGTTATTTCCTGTCGCGCCGCCGATGGTTGAAAGAGCAATGGCTCGATCCGGTCTTTGAGGCGTGGATGGAAGAGGCGGTCAACATCGGCCGTATCGATGCCCCCAATTATTACGATAACCGTTTCGCTTATACCCGCTGCCGCTGGGTGTTCAGCGGGCGAGGATGGGTGGACCCTGTCAAGGAAGCCAACGCCGCAAAAATCCGTATGGATGCGGGGCTTTCAACGATGGAACTGGAATGCGCAGAACAAGGGCTGGACTGGGAAGAGGTTCTGGAGCAACGGGCGCGGGAAAAGGCCAGGATGGATGAGCTTGGGCTGAGCTTTGCCGACGCTGCCAATACTATGACAGAGCCGGATGCAGGCGAAACCGACGACAAGCAGGGGCAAGACAATGCTGCGTAACCCCGCGCTCTTCGCGCGCATCTTCAACGCCGCGCTGATGATCCATCCGGCCAAGCTGGACGCGATCATCGGCGGCATCGGCCATCGCTTCGGCATCGATGCGCCGCAGCCGGACATGGCGCTGATCGCCAGCGGCGAATTCAAGCGCCCCGGCTACCAGGTGATCGGCAATGTCGCCGTCGTCGACGTTTTCGGCGTACTCGCCCATCGCGGCGGCTTCGATGCCAACAGTTCGTACATCCTGGGCTACGACCGCATCAGCAAAGCCATCAACGCCGCGCTGCAGGATAACGACGTCAAATCCATCCTGCTGCAAATGGATTCGCCCGGCGGCGAAGTGGCCGGCGCGTTCGAGTTGGCGCAGCAGATCCGCGACTGGAATTCCGTCAAGCCGATCAAGGCAGCCGTCTCCAGCCTGGCCGCTTCGGCCGCCTACCTGATTGCATCCGCGACGCAGGAAATCGCCATTACCGACACCGGCATGACCGGCTCGATCGGTGTGGTCATGCGCCACGTCGACATCTCGAAGATGGCAGAGAAGGAAGGTGTCAACGTCACCCATATTTTCGCCGGATCGCGCAAGGTCGACGGCAACCAGTTCGCCCCGCTCAGCAAGGATGTGCGCGAGCGCATGCAAGCCGAAATCGATCAGCTTTATACCTTATTCGTCAACACCGTGAGCCAATACCGTGGACTCTCGGCCGACGCCATCCGGGGACAGGAAGCCGGGATATTCACCGGGCAGGACGCCATCAAGGCCGGATTGGCCGACCGCATCGCTACGCCGGACCAACTGCTGGCCGAGATGCAGAAATCATTTTCAAAACCTAATAGGAGCTATTCAATGGCTGCAACAACAGAACCTGCCGGCGATGCTGCCGCCTTGGACAAAGCCAAGGCCCAGGCATTCGCGGACGGCAAACAGGCCGGCATGAGCGAAGGCGCTACCGCAGAGCGCACCCGCATCAGCGCAATTTTAAACCACGAAGCCGCGCAAGGCCGAGAGCCGCAAGCCAAGGCCCTGGCGCTGGAAACCGATCTTTCGCCGGAAGCCGCCGCCAAGGTATTGGCGGTGTCGCCGAAAGTCGACGCGCCCAAGGCGGAAGGCGACCAGTTCGCCAAGCACATGGCCAAGCTCGGCAACCCCGACGTGGGCGCCGATACCGAGGCCGAACAACAAACCGAAAACGTGGTTGCGATGAACGGCTGGAACAAAGCGTTCAGCCAAGCGACCGCACATCGCGGAGGTAAACGCTAATGGCGACATTGGCAGAAGGCCGGCACGCCGGCGAATTCCTCGTTTCCGAGGGCCCCGGCTGGCTCAGCCGCGAAGCGATCACCGTCGCGATCGGCCAAATTCTGGCGGCCGGGCGAGTGCTCGGCAAAAGAACCCGCGCGGCCAATGCGGCCGTCGTGACCGGTTCTATTTCCGGCACCACGCTGACCGTGACTGCGGTGACTTCAGGCGTGTTGTCGTTTGGCCAGACCCTTTCCGGTTCGGGCATCACCGCCGGCACTAAAATCACCGCGCTTGGCACCGGCGAAGGCGGCACGGGCACTTACACTGTCAGCGCCTCACAAACCGCAGCCAGTACCACGATCACCGCGACCAGCGCGTCGGCGGCGGCCGGCGGCAGCAATACCGGCAACGGCGCGATGGGCGCGATCACGGTCGGCAACGATGCCAAGCCCGGCGCTTATGTGCTGAAGATCACCAAGGCGGCGACCAACGCGGGCGATTTCCAGGTCGTCGATCCGGACGGCCATGTCGTCGGCATGGGTACCGTGGCTGTCGCGTTTTCCGGCGGCGGTCTGGCGTTTACGCTAGCCGACGGTTCGACCGACTTCGCAGTCGGCGACACCTTCACGATTACCGTGGCGGCCGGCAGCGGCCATTATGCCGCCCACGATCCGGCGGCCACCGACGGCAGCGAAGTGGCGGCCGGCCTGTTGTTTGAGGCGGTCGATGCGAGCGCTGCGGCGCTGGAAGGCGTCGGCATCGTGCGCAGCGCCGAGGTGAACGGCGACGAAATCACCTGGAAAACCGGCATCAGCGCGGGCGACAAAGCCGCCGGCATTGCCACCCTGAAAACCCTCGGCATCGTCGTTCGATAAGGAGACACCATGGCCACATTAGATATTTTCAAGCAGGACGCCTTCAGGCTGACATCCATGCTGCAGGCGATTCGCGCGGTCGATTACCGTCCGCAGCGACTCGGCGAGATGGGGGTTTTCACCCCGAATCCGGTGCGCACAGAAACGGTCGCGATCGAAAAGATCGGCGAGACGCTTGCTCTGATTCAGACCTCGCAACGCGGCGCTCCTCCCGGCCAACGCAGCAGCGAGAAGCGCGACATTCGAGATTTCCGCACGGTGCGCATTGCCCAGGCGGACCGCATCATGGCATCAGAGCTGGCCAACATCCGGGCCTTCGGCAGCGAAAGCGAACTGATGCAGGTGCAGGCCGAAATCGCCCGCCGCCTGTCAGGTCCTGCCGGCCTCGAAAGCAAGGTCGAGCTGACGCTGGAAAACATGCGCCTCGGCGCGATCCAGGGCATCGTCAAGGATATCGACGGTTCGACGATACGCAATTGGTTCACCGAATTCGGCGTCGCGCAACCGACAGAAGTCGATTTCGATCTCGATAACGCTTCGCCAGCCTCCGGCGCCGTGCGCAAAAAGTGCAACGAAATCGTGCGGGCCATGATGAAGGCCGCGAAAGGCGTCTGGGTGCCGGGAACCTATGTGCATGCGCTGTGCGGCGATGCATTCTGGGACGACCTGACTGCGCATTCCGAAGTGCGTCAGACCTATCTGAACACCCAGCAGGCGGCCGACCTGCGTAACGGCAACGCCTACGAGACGTTCGCCTACGGCGGCATCGTCTGGGAAAACTACCGCGGTACCGATGACGGCACTGTCGGCATCCATACCGACAAGGCCAAGTTCTTCCCGGTCAACGCGCCCGGCGCTTTCCTGGAAGTGTTCAGTCCCGGCGAGAGCTTCGCGCATATCGGCCAATTAGGCGAGCGCATCTATCCGATGATCGTGCCGGATGACGAGCGCGACATGTATGCGGACATCGAAGTGTACAGTTACCCGCTGCATGTCTGCACGCGTCCGTTGATGCTGCAAAGCGCGAGACGGACCTAAGCAGAGCCCGCGCCCTGGCCAAATCGATGCCATGGGCGCAATTCACCCATACACAAATGCAGGAACATGAATGCCTGAAAAAGACCCGCTTTCCTACACGATGATGACCTGGTGCTGGGTGTACGGCATCTCCGCGTTGGGCGGGGTGGCCGGTTATATTCGCAAAGTGCGCTCCGGCGTCGTTGTCAGGTTCTCTCTCACCGAGGCCGTCGGCGAGGTGGTGATTTCGGCGTTCGTCGGCGTCGTGACGTTTTTTGCTTGCGAATACTGGCAGGTGCCGCAGGTGCTGTCGGCCGCCATCATCGGCGTGGCCGCGCACATGGGCAGCCGGGCCATCCTGGCTTTCGAAACGGTGGCCGAGCGGGCGTTTCAGCGCTGGCTCGGGCATAAGATCGATACGGGAATCAAATGATCTCGCTCAGTATCACCAATATCGATGCGGCCCGCCAAACCTTCGGCGGCGATGTGGTCAATAAGGCGCTGCAGTCCACGCTGAACAAGCTCGCGGCTCAGGGTAAAACGGCGGTCAGCAAGGCGATTCGCGAAACCTATAACGTGAAGGCGCGGGATTTGCATAACGCCATGACCGTTTACAAGACGCGGCCCGGCTCGATGGAATCGGCGATTATCGCCTCGGGGCCCCGCCTGTCGCTGATGTATTTCGACCCGGAAGAAACGGTGATCCGCGGCAACGACGCGATCATCACCAAACGGGCGCGCGGCAAGAACGGCACCGGCGGCGTTTTCCAGGTCAAGGTTAAAAAAGGCCGCCGGGTGCGCGGCGTCACCGTCAAGATACGCAACGATAACGGGCGCGTCATGTTGCGAGGACCACAAGGCTATGGTGGCTTCATTGCCCAAGGCCGTCGCGGCAAGATGGGCGGCGGTAATGCGCGGGAATTGTTCAATCGCGACGAAGCCAGGAAGGGTGGACGTGGAAACTATCAGGTGTTCATGCGCGAAGGCAAGGAAAGGTTGCCGGTTGAAAGAAAAACCTCTCTTAGTGTAGCGGGGATGCTCGGCCAGAGAAAAACCGTGGTGCAGGACCTGATCAACGCCGAGTCGGCGCGGATCTTCCAGCACGAGCTGGATTTTTTTGCCGCCAGGGTGCGCCGTGTTTGAGGCAATGAATGCCGCCGTCGCCGGCGCATTTTGCGACAAGACTGCCATCTGGGGCGCGGCATCGATTGCGGTGGCGTTGACGGTCACCCCGGTCTATGACGTAGACACGTATCAGGTCGTCGGCGAGGCGATAATCGCGGATAGTTTAGCGGCCGGCATCGAGGCGATGAAGCGCGGCGACAGCCTGACGATAGAGTCGATCAGCTACAAGGTGATGGCCGTGTACCGCGACGGCACCGGCTGGGCCAAGATCACGCTGGAGAAGTCGTGAGGATCTTACCCGTAATCGCCCGGCTGAAGGCCGAATGCGCGTTGCTCGTCGATCGCGCCGAGCCGGCGCAGAGCATGACGGCGCTGTCTGACGACGAAATCAAAAACGATTTGCCGATCGCGTTCGTGTATCCGTTCAAGGAGACGGCGAGCGAAAGTTTTACCGTCGGCATCACCAGTCAGCGCGTGCCGAAACAATTTTGCGTGCTGATCGCCGCCGCCAATTCGGACGGCGTCAACGAGCCGCTGGAAGACGTGCGCGACCAGATCAAGGCCGCACTGACCGGCTGGGAGCCGGCCGCCGGACACGAACCATGCGAATTCGCCGGCGGCGAGATGATCGACATCACCACGCGCATGGTCTGGTGGCGGGACATTTATACGACATTCAATTTCAACCGAGGCTGATTATGCAGGACATCTATGCAGGACAACCCGGCACATTCGTCGTCGACCCCGACAAGGGCGAGCGCGTGCCGATCGAACAATGGCAGGCCGAACAAGACGCGAAAGCGCAGGCGGCCAAGCCGAAAGCCAACACCGACCAGCCGGAGGCTAAATAATGGCATTAGCACAGCGCAAGCGCATCATTCTCGCCAAGCTTGAACCGACTTACGGCATCGATAGCACGCCTGCAGGTTCTGATGCAATCTTATGTCGCAACCTGGACATCAGCCCGCTGGAAGGCAGCCAAGTCGAGCGCGACTTTATTCGCCCCTATTTCGGCGCCTCCGGATCGATCCGTGTCGAAAACTATGTGACGATGAATTTCGAGACCGAACTGGCAGGCTCAGGCACGGCTGCAACGCCGCCGGAATGGGGTACGCTGCTGAAAGCTTGCAACTGGAGCGAGACGATCACCGCGGCCGCGATCACCGGCACCGCGCAAGCAGGCGGCACCACGACCACGATCAAGCTGGCGGCCGGCGCATCGTCTGTGGATGATTTTTACACAGGCATGACCGTGTCGATCACCGGCGGCACCGGCAACGGCCAGGCCGGCGAACTCATCAGCTACAACGGGACGTCGAAAGTCGCCACCATCGCCAAGGCATGGTCAACGGGGCCTGATGCAACCAGCGCGTATAGCATCGGCGCCAACGTGATGTACACGCCGAACAGCAACTTCGGCACCGCCGTCGCGAGCACCTCGGCGACGTTCTATTTCAATGTAGACGGCGTGCGCCACATCCTGCTCGGAGCGCGCGGCACCTTCTCGTTCGACCTGTCGGTCAAGCAGATCCCAGTCATCAAGTGGACGTTTACCGGCTTGCTCGGCACCATCGCCGACATCGTACTGCCGACCGTCGATTTCAGTGGCTGGCAGACGCCAGCCACGGTATCGACTGCTAACACCACCGACCTGAACCTGCTCGGCTACAACGGCGCGGTACTGCAAACGCTGAATTTCGACATCGCCAACCAGGTCGTTTATCGCCAATTGGTCGGCGCCGAATCGGTGTTGATCACCGACCGCAAACCGACCGGCAACGTGTCGATCGAAGCAACGACGGTGGCAACGAAGGATTGGTGGTCGCTGGCGAAAAATGCGACGACCGGCGTGTTTGCGGTCAAGCACGGCCAGACTGCCGGCAATATCATCGGCGTGACCGCCCCCAAGGTGCAGCTGATGCAGCCGAAATACTCGGACAGCGACGGCGTCGCGATGATGGACGCCCAGCTCGCATTCATCCCGAGCGGCGCGGCCGGCAACGACGAAATCCGCATCTGCTGCAAGTAATCCGTCATAACAACCCAAGGCCGGGCCTCCCGGCCTTTCCTGTAAGGATAGAAAATGGCTTTCAAGCTGAATATTTCCCAAACCTACGAATGGCCCGTCAAATTTACCGTCATTGACGAAAAAGGCCGCAAACAAGGACACACGATCACGCTGATCTTCAAGCGCGTGGATCGCGAAGAAATGATCGACATGAATCTTCACGATGAAGCGGCCGATCAGCGTACCGGCGCCGAAGTGATCGAGGCCGATCTGGATTACCTGATGAAATTCGTCGACGGTTGGAAAGACGTTGAAATCGAAGGCGACACCGCCTTCAATCGCGACAACCTGCGCAAATTGCTGAACGGCGTGCCGTCTATTCATCGTGTAATCACCGCGGCATTTATCGAATCGGCGAACGGCGGCTATCAAACAAAAAACTGATCGCCGCCGCCGAGCACTGGGCGCGCGGCGGCAAAGACGACGGCAAGCAACTGGCGGCCGATGCGGAACTGCTCGGCATCCGCTTGCCGGAACAAGACGAGGAAGATCCGGACTTTCCGGTCGATCCCGATAACTGGGATGCGGTCGAGCTGTTTTGCCGCTGTGCTACCCAGTGGCGCTACGGCCCGATGGGCGGCGCTTTCGGGCTGGATTATCCCGGCGTTAAAACGGTGCTCGACCTAGCGCATCCGAAAAAGCGGCATAACGAGTTATTCACGGCAATACAGATCATGGAGCAGGCCGCCCTGGCGGTCATCAACGGCAAACTGAAATAGGCAATGGCGAACGATATTACTTTAGGCATCAAGATCAAAATCGATGGCAAAGATGTCGATGGTCAGTTGCGTATTTTGACCAGCGATCTCGACAAGCTGTCGCGCGCCACGCAATCCCAAGGCCAATCCGCGCGCGAGAGTGCGCAGCAAACCGACACACAGTCGAAGTCGATGCGCGGCCTGACGCAATCGGCGCGCGATGCGGCTGATGCAATGCAAAATGTCGGGAAGACCGCAGTCAACGTCGTCGGTAACATTACCGGGCTCAAGCAAGATGTCGAAGGGCTGCGCGGTGGTCTGCTCGGCTTTGCCGCCACGGCGGCCGTAGTCGGGCTGCAAACGGCCAAGGCCATCTCGTTCGAATCGGCCTTTGGCGATGTACGCAAAGTCGTGGAAGGCTCGCGCGAAGAGCTGAAAAAACTGTCGTCCGACTTAAAAACGCTCTCGACCAATATTTCCGTGCCGCTCGAAGGCTTGGCCCAAATCGCCGCGCAAGGCGGCCAGCTCGGGCTGCCCATTCGCGAATTGACCGCGTTTACCGAATTGGTCTCGAAGGTCTCGGTAGGTTTTGGGTTATTGCCCGAAGAGGCCGGCCAGGCGCTGGGCACGCTGCGCAATATTTACCAGTTATCGCTATCCGATCTGGAGCGCTTCGGCGACCAGATCAATACCGTGGCCGATAACTCCAACACCAGCGAACGCGAACTGCTTAACCTGATCACGCGCGTCGGCGACACGGCGCAGCAATTCGGCCTGCTGCGCAGCGAAACGCTCGGACTGTCGGCGGCAATCCTTTCTCTCGGCAAGCCGCCGGAAGTCGCGGCCACCGCGCTCGAAAACATGCTGACCTCGCTGCGCAATGCCGATCTGCAGTCGAAAGATTTCAAGGAAGCGCTGGCCGCGATCGGTCTTGACGCCCGCAAGCTCGCGCAAGACATCGACAAGCATCCCAAGGAAGCCCTTGAAGGCTTCCTGAAGACACTGGAGAAACTCGATAGCCGCTCGCGCTCCGGCATCATTACCCAGTTATTCGGTAAAAGCCAGGATGCGGTCGTCATCAACCAGCTGATCAGCTCGCTCAACGAATACCGGCGTATCGCCGGTTTGGCGCAGGATGAATCCGTCTTTTCCGGCAGCTTGTCGCGCACGTTCGAAGAGCGCGAGAAAACCGTCTCTGCGGCATTGCAACGCATGCGCAATTCATTCAGCGTGTTGTCGGTCAATATCGGGCAGGTATTTTTGCCGGTCGTCAGTTTTGCGGCCGATCGAATGCGCGATTTGGCGGCGGGGATTGCCGATTTTGCCGAGCGGTTTCCCAATGCGACCACATTTGCGCAAATTTCGGCGGTTATGTTGCCGTTGGCGGGCGCGTTCCGCTTGGTGGCAACAGGCGTGGGCTTGATTGCGCCTGCAATAGGGCCTGCTATTGCGGGATTGCGCAGCTTGATCGGGCTGGCAGCAAGCAGCGGCGTCTTCGCCGCCATTACCGCAGGCGTCGCCGGTCTGGGCACAGCCTTTAGTTCGCTGGCGAGCGGCGTCCTCGGCCGGCTCATCATTGGCGTCGGCGCCGCGGCGGCCGCTTTTTCAGGGCTTGGCGGCGCCTTAGCGCTGATCGCCAATCCGCTCACCTTATTTGCCGCCGGAACGGCCCTCATCGCTGCTCGCATTGCAGGCGCCGGATCTGCGCTGGGCGGGCTTGTTGCCGGGCTGGGCGTATTGGGTCGCGGCTTGTTTGCTTTGGTCGGCGGGCCGATCGGTGCGACAGTAGCCGGCTTAACTTTTCTGGGCGTTAAATTCCTGCAGGTCAAGGACAATGTCATCGAATTCGGCGGCGTGCAGACGACGGTTGGCGGTGTCATTGAAGCGGCATGGGGCGCGGCGAAAGATGCGGTCGGTCATGCGGCAACGGCCATCGGGGGCAATCTGAGCGAATTGGGAAATGGCTTGCTTAGTTTGGTCGGCATTAATGATCAAACCTGGTTGTCGATCGGCGCCACATTGGACGCCGCAGGACAGGCGATTGCCGGGTTTGCGAAAGATGCGGTCAATGTGTTGATTCGTGGTTTTGTCGGCGTCGCCAGCGTTGTCGGTGCCGAGTTCGATTATCTGGTTAACACGGTCTCTACCAAACTCCAAAACATCGTCAGTATTGCCAAGGCGGCCGGTGACGACGTTCGCAGCGCTTTTTCTGGTGAGCTCGGTATCAGCAATCTGACTGCCGCCTTGGCGGCGGCCGATGCGCGCAATCAGCAAAACCTTTCGAACACTACAGATCGCATCAAACAGTCGCTGGCTGAAATAACCCAAACCGATTATGTCGGGCTATTGGTCGAAGATTTCAAGATCGGCGCTGAGGGCTTCGGCAGCTATCTGGAAAATACTATTGCGAATAAGCTCCGCGAGGGCGCTAAACAGGGTGCTAAGGCTGTTGTCGAGGAGACGCGCAAAACCGGCTCGGGCACCTCGTTGGCAGGGGGGCTTGGCGGCGCTGACAAAGCAGCGGAAAAAGCGGCCAAAGCGGAAGCCAAAAGGCGCGAAGAAATCGCCAAGACGATCGAGCAGATCAAGCAGGAAACCGCCCTGATCGGTCTGTCCGACAAACAGCGGCAGCGGGCCATAGAGCTGACGCAATCGCTGGCCAAGGCCAAAGGCGCCGAAGCCGCCGCGATCAAGTCGGCACTGGAAATCAAGTGGGCCGAGCTGGACGCCGATCAGCGCCGCAACGATATGTGGGGCGAGCTGGTCAACCAGGCCAACGCGCTGGACAAACTGCACGACGATGCGGCCGAGGCGCAGCGCCTTGCAACCATTGCAAAAGAGTTGCAGGTACAGGGATTGAGCAATGATGCGATTCGCGAACGGATCGACCTGGAGCAGCAGCTGGCCAGCGCGCGCGAGGCTAATCCGGACCTCGATCCGAAACAGGTCGAGCAATACGTGCGCGACCGGTCGACCGCCGAAAAGACCCTGGCCGAGATCACTGACGATGGCAGCAAGAAAAGCGCCGACTTCATGGAAGCTGCGTTCAAGCGGGCCGCCGAGAATATCCAGGACGCATTCGCGCAGATGTTCGAAAACATGCTGAACGGCGATGCGCTGGGCAGCTTCGAGGATTTCTTCGACAACATCAAGCGATCACTGAATAAAGTCTTTGCTCAGAACTTTGCCCAAGGTATCCAAAACATTCTGCAACGTGCATACACTTCCGGCAGTTCTTCCGGCACGTCCGGATCAGCCGGCGGATTTCTTGGGGGCATCGGCGATTGGTTCAGCGGTATGTTTGGCGGGGCCTCTTCAGTAGGCAACTATTTTAAAGGCAACGGACCGCTGCTGAGTTATCAGAACCCAGGCAGCGGCGGTGGCCTTGGCGGATTGTTCAGTCAGTTATTCAGTAGCGGATCGGGCGGCGGTTTCAGTTTCAGCAGTGCGAGCGGCGGCGGTTCAGGTTGGGCGATGCTGGGCGGTTTAGCTAAGCTGATTCCAGGCTTAGGCGACTTCAAAATGTCAGGGCCAGGGCGCAACAAATCGTTCGAAACGATGTTGGGTGTTGAGAACGGCATCACGGATATGGTCGGTAATGTTTTTCCGCTGTTCAAGCTGATAGCTCCGTTGAAAAATGGAATGATGAGCCTTGGGCATAAGCTGTTTCCTGATCGCAAGCCCTCTATGATGGGGCACTTGTCCGCACCATTGTTTGCGGCAGCATTCGGTATGCCGGGCTTGGCTCCGCTGTTCGATATGCTCACGACTTTCATGTTTGGCGAGAAAATCCCGCAGCCGACGGAGTGGACCAAGGGCCGCTACAGCGCCGGCAAGATCACGATCGGCAAGTCTGGCACCGAGGATGGTGGCAACAAGCGAAACACGATCGATTTTACGACCGGTTTCGGCGACATGATCACCAGCCTTGGGCATCAGTTGAACATGACGTTTCGGGATTTCAACACGACGTTCTGGCATCAACTGGATAAAACCGGAACGGACCAGTTCGCTGGCGGCCTGTCCGATAAGGGCGGCAATTTCTGGACGCGCAGCATGAGCAGCGGCGGCGATTTTAAAACATTGGCCAACCAGGCATCGCTGGCGGTGATCAAGCGCAATGTTTCGAACCAGGACGATCTGCATTACCGCGAAGCGATCCGGGATAGCAAGTCGCTGAAGAAGTTGTCGAAAGCCATCGAGGAAATCGACAGCATTGGCCTGACGATAGGCGAATATGGTCAGTCGTTGCAACAACTGAAGGAGATCAACGCGCAGTTTGACGAGCTGGCCATCAAGGCAAAAAAATACCGCTTTGCCGAGGCCGAAGTCGAGGCGGCGCGCCAACGCGCGATCGCCGCGTTGAAAAACGACACGCTGACCGCCTTCCGCGAACTGGCCGGCCTTGGCCCGACCCTTGGCGCGCAACTCGGCGCGCTGAACGATCAACTGATGGCGCTGGCCGCCAACGCTAAAACCCTGAAGATCGCCGAGACCGACCTGCTCGGCCTGCGCGAAAAAGCGATCGCCGTGGCGAAAGAGCAATACCTGGCGCCGCTGACCGACGTAACAAACAGCATCGCCGACCAGATCGCGCAACTGACCGGCAATTTGCCGCAGCCGGAAGACGTTGCCCCGCTCTATCAACTGCTCGCCGCCTCGACCGACCCGACCGAGCAGGCGCGCTACATCGAGCGCATCCAACGCGCGATGTCTCAACGCTACAACATCGAGATCGCCGCGATCAATAAAACCGCGCAGGCGGTCAACGGCCTGAAGGCATTCGTCGACGGGCTGAAATTGAGCGACCTGTCGACGCTGGACCCCGCAGCCAAGCTGCGCGAGGCGCAAGGCCAGTACGGCACCACGCTGCTGAAGGCGCAGGCCGGCGACCAGGCCGCGCTGTCCGACTTGCCGAACGCGGCGCAGAGCTATTTGTCGCAGGCGCGCAGCTTTTATGCCTCGTCGCCTGAGTATGCGGCGATCTTCGGCAACGTGACCGATACGCTCGAAAGCCTGGGCGCCTCGATCGGCAGCGGTATCGACGCCAACGCTACCGCGGCTACGGCGGCCGATCAACTGGCGGCCAGCCTGCAATCATTGAATGACGTGGTGCGGCAGATCGTCGCCACGCAGGGCGGCGGGTTCGATCAGCAAGCCGGCGGTCTGGGATCGGGATCCAATGGCCCGGCGAAAAACTTTCCGGATTTGACCGAGGATCAGAAGCGGGCGAATATCGATGCGCTGTCCGACACGGCAAGCAAGGCCGAGCAGACAGCGGTCAAAGCGGCGAACAAGCAGCTCGACAGCCAAATCAAGGCCTGGTTGTTCGGCGGCGACGCCGAGCTGGCGAAAACCAAGGTCTATCAAGAGCTGACGGCATCGATCGATGATATCAATGAGCAGCTCAAGACTACAAAGCAGAACGACCCGCAGCGCGGCAACCTGAAAGCGCAACTGGCCGGCCTGGTCGCGCAGCGCAAGGCGCTCGGCAAGGTCAAGTTTAAAGAGGCCGGCGGCTGGACGCAAGGACCGACGATCGTCGGCGAAAACGGC